TTAATTTTTCTTCTTAAACTATATTCTACACCTGTAGATGGAGTAAAGGAGAAATTAGATAAACTAATTGATTTTTGGCCTCTAGGAATATCCTGATCTACATATGGAATATTTGATACTGATGTTGGATATACTACCTTACCATCATCTGATCCACCTCTTTGAATTATTTCTATCCTATCACCCTTTTTAAGACTAGATTTATCAATATCACTCTTAAGAGTTAAAGTTAATGATTGTCCAAAACTTTCTATTTCATAGGTTGAACTTGTATTGTATATCCATGAATTTGCAAAAATCTCTTTATGAGTCTTACCTTGTTCTGGATTTTGAATTAATTCACCAATATTTTTAACAGAAATAATATCATCTTCAGAAACATTTAATTGATCCGATATTTGTATAAAATCAGATAATACTCCAGTTAATCTTAATTCAACTCTTTTACTAGTATCACCATCTTCAAATCCATAATAAATTTCATCAGATCTTATGTTATCTGCTGCAGAAATTGTAGTTGCTACTCCTGTACATCCTAAAAACTGATTAATAGTTTTATTGGAATATGTAATACTATTAATACCAGATATAACCATTCCAGTTTTGGCAAATCCAATCGTGGAATCAACCGAAACTACAGAAGCACCAATTGCAACTGTTTCCAAAGATTTAGTGCTTGGAGTAATATTAAAAGTTCCCTGAATAGTGGATAACTCATCATATCCAATAAAGAGTGACAATTTAAAATATTGTTTACCATCTCTTGTGAAAGGTTCAATTTCAGATACTGAAGCACTTGTTCCAGAATCAGTAGATTTTATAATCGTTTGTCCAACTAATTTTTGAGGATTACCCGAAATTACTTCCGAAATAGCAATTTCTCTTCTAACATATTGAGATGAAGATGGTTTAATTAGAAAATCTTCTAAATTAACAACTCTTGGTGTTTCACCATAAAGAACATTGAATAATATTCTAAATGATTCATCAGTTCCTTTTGCTTGATAGAATGATTTTGCTTCCTTTATAAAATTACCAGCATTTATTGTATCAACAAACTCTACATCTTCTAATCCTGGTGCAAAAGTATATTTTAATTTTTTATAAAATTCTTTTAAAAATAAAGAACTTAAATTCTGTACAGAATCACTTTCAAGATGGGAAGCTCCTGTTGTATCTGAAAATACAAGTTCTTCTTGATTTAAATCATCATGATATGATGTAATACCACTAAATCCACGTTGACAACCAGTAAATGTATTAGTTGTTAGTCCAGTATAAGTGATAATTTCATTATCAATCTTAAATAAACCATATTTTTGTGGAAATCCTTTAGTACTATTAACAGAAATCGTAGTATCAGTTGAAGATATTCCAGATGTAATATATGTACTATCTACAACTACTTCAGGAGTTAAATTATCTAATTTTAAATATTCGTCTAAATTTTCAGCAATATCAACAGGTCCACCCTGATATTCTTGCGAAATATAATATTGTTTTAAGAAATCAACAGACTTAGGATTCTCATCCAAGAGAAAACTTGGAAGCTGGTTATTAATAATCTGCTGAACCTTGACCTTAGATTCAAATCCAGTTTGTATCATATTACTATCGTATTAAATTCCCGTTTGAGTAGCTTGATGTATAATAATCTTTAGTAAATACAGTACCTGATATTTCATCACCAGACGTAATTACGTCTTTTACCATATTTATTGTACTTTTTGAGATGTTAAAATTCAAATACAAATCTTTTAGTCCAACAACATCATTTGAATCTGGATATGCTTGTATTTCAATAATATTGTTATCTAGTACTGTAGAAGTAATATTAATCGTTCCTAATATAATTTCACCCTTCACATAATCAACTGTTCCTGCAGATTTTGCAATAACACGTGTAATTTCATTATTAATTGGTTTTACTATTGATATAGTACCAGTCAATCCATCTGGATTTGGTACATCTGTTAGATATACAATACCTGGTTCTGTTGAAATCGTAAATCCAGTTGATTTAATATTATATCCTTTCAAATTCACATAAAATTTATTACCATAACATAATTCATATTGAGCAAATTGATTTATTAGTGCTTTTAAATCTCTTCTAATTCGTATTTTAGTAATATTAGATGAAATAGCATTGTCTGTATTGTCAATTACTTGTTGCACCTTACTATACTTAAATCTTCCTCCAAATTTGTTCATGTCTACAGATTCAGAGTAAGATGTAAGAGAATTAAGTACTTTCGTCTTTAAAGTTTCTGCAGTTGTTACTTTTGCATAATCATAATAGATTGCAGAATCAACTTCAATGTAAAGTATCTTAAGATCTGTTATTTTTTGGTTAATTCCAGAAATACTGTACTGTTTTAATTGAGATAAAATCCTAGATTTGTTTAAATCTGATACAAATGTACCATTTTTTGGTTTAATACTAATAGAAACAGTGCCAAATTCTGGTGGATCTAATTCTTCACCACCAACAACTGCAACAGATTCAGTATCAGGGTATACCATCTTAATAATTGCTTCATAATCACGACTTGTTACTGCTCTATTTTGTGCTGAATAGATTCTTGGAGCAAAATATTTAACAGAATCTATCGATTCAATTTCAGCACCATTTTGAGAATTTTGATTAGTCGTAATACCAATATCTGATGGATTAACAAAATTACCTTCTGTAGTCAATAAACTACCAGAAAATCCAAATCTAGATGCTCCATTACCATCTGAACCACTAGTAACAATGTAATTAGCAGTAATTATATTACCATCTGCAGTAGATCCGGTACCTAATTTCTTACCAATTAGTCCATCACCGAAGAATAATTGATATTTTTCATCTTGTATCTCTTGAAGAAGGTAAATTTGGGATGTAGATGTTACATTAATGATATTATCGACAGCAGAATACTCTATTCCAAGTCCACTATCACTTTCTGACTTAATATAGACTTTTAATGTTGAAGTATCAATAAATGGATTATTAAGAATGAATTTTTGGTCTAATGATCCATCATATATGAATTGTTTTGTTAAAAATGTTCCTTCATAGATTTCAATATCATCAAAAGATGCGATTCCACTACTATTAAAATTGACTGTAATGTCTTCTGGAACAGAAAACATATAGGAAGTATTACTTAATGTACCAGT